CGAAACGCCGGGAACGTGCGAAGGCTCGATGTCGGTCGTGTCGACAGTTCGCTTGGTGCTGCTCATATCCATAACTCCTTGAGCGAGGGAGCGGGGCCGGCGCGTAGGCCGACCCTGCCAGGGATTATGCCGCCGCGATCCTCAGGGCGCGCATAGCGGTTGGGTTCTTGACGCCCCCGCCGACACGCTTGGTCGTGTAGAAGAGGACGAAGGGCTTGGCGGTGTAGGGGTCGCGCAGCACGCGAACTCCCGTGCGGTCGATGACCTGATAGGTTTCGACCATGTCGCCATAGAGCGCGGCGATGTTGCCCGCCGCGACGTTCGGCATCCCGGGCATGTCGACAACCGGCTCGCCGGCCAGCGTCGGCGGAACGCCGAGCGCGAGGCTGGGCTGCCACAGGTACGCGCCATCGGTGGTCTTCAGCTTGCGGAAAGCCGCTTGCGAACCACGGTTCATGAAGAACTTGGCGTTCGGCACGAACTCGGCGGGCAGGTCGGCCTGAAGGTCAAACAGCGCGTCCGACGTCACAGCGGCGGCGGCACCGGACACCAGCGCGAGGATGTCCCCGTACGGATGCTTTGCCGCGTTTGCCGCCCCGGTGACGTAGGTCAGAACGCCGTCCGGCTTATTGGAGCCATCGCCCGAAAGGAAAGCAATGCCCTCCTGACGATCGAACTCGACCGACACCTCATCGCCGAGCCATTCTTCGATGTTGATTTCAGCATCGTCGATAAGGCCCTGCGAAGCGGCGGGGTTGGCGTAGATCTCGCCCATCGTGAAGCCGAGCGAGGTAAGGCCGGGCGTCGTGGTCTGCGGGCGCGCAGCGGTTTCACCGACCCAGCCGCTGCCGACGACGCCGTCGGAGTAGACCTTCTTAAAGCCGGCACCGCTGATCGTGATGACCGAGCTGTTCTGGCGCATCGGCGAGATGACCTTGGTCTTCTTGCTGATGGTCCGGTCCCATTCGATCGGCGCCAGGTAACCACCTTCGCCATCCGTTTTCGTGGCGGCGGCGCGCAGTTCTTCCAGCTTCGCGGATGGAGATCCGCCCTTGAAGTAGGCCTGAAACTCCTGCGAATATTCCGGGTCTCGCGGCTTCGTGCTGTCGTGCCCGTCGCCAAGAACGGCGCTCAGATTGACCTTCTCGACCGCCTCCTGAAGCTTGTCGAGATCTGCTTCGATCCGGGTCACCTTTTCGGCCGTCACGACGTCGGCCTTCCCGGCCTTGATCTCTTCCAAGGAAGCGGTGTGCGATTCCTTAAATGCTTCGAAGGCAACAGCGAGCGCTTCGATGCTAGCGGGCTTGTTGGGCTGGGCTTCGGCGCGCACGGCGATGAGGCCCCGGCCCGACGCGGCGCGAGCCGCGAGGGTGGTCATCATGTTCATATTCGGTCCTTTCAGACGCGGAGGGCTTCAAGGAGGCGCGAGAAACCCGCCTCCGGTTCATCGCCAGCGCGGGGCGTGGCAGGGTCGGCAGCGTTGTGCGTACCTATCGCGCGGTACAGTTCGCGCCGCGCGGAGCGGGGCACGTCGTGCTTCGCGAGAAACTTGTCGAGGGAAGCTTTGTCGGTCGGCATGTCATCGGCTGAGGCGTAGACGGGCATCTGCGCCTCTCGCTCCATCAGCGTGTCCGCGAGGCCCGCCTCAATGGCCTCTTCCCCGCGAAAATAGACGTCCTTACCTGCGATCATAGCCGCGAAGTCGGCTGCCGGGCGGCCGGAGCGGGCTGCATATGTTTCGACCATCGAATCGTCGATGTGACCGAGGACTGCCATGGCCGCTGCCATTTCGGACTTCGTACCGAAGAACAGTCCTCGGGCCTCATGGATCATGATCTCGCTGTTGTGCGCCATCGCGATCGTGTCGCCGGCCATCGCAATCACCGATGCCGCCGACGCGGCCTGCCCAAGTATCTGAACCTCGACATTCCCGCCGTGCCGGCGCAGCAGGTTGTAGATCGACACGCCGTCGAAGTAATTACCGCCTGGTGAGTTGATCTCGACCACGATGTCCTGACCGGCAAGTGCGCGGAGTGCTCCGGCGACGCGCTTGGCGCTGACGCCGCCACCCTCGCCATCGTCACCGATGTAGTCGAAGATCGAGATCGTCGGTTTCTGGTCGCCCTCACCGGCTCGTGTCTCGAAATGGCGGAAGTCTTCGGCCAGGGCTACCGTCTCGAACCTCCAGCCGGCGCCGTCGCCAATCCCGGTGATCTCCGGCGGGCGCTGCGTCGCGCAGACGGCAAGAAGGCTATTTCGCATCATTCTGGTCCTCGGCGATTGCGGCTGCGGCGGTGCCGGGCCGTGGGGCCAGGCCCCCGCCATCGGCGTGAGGGTTCATATCCAGCGCCTCGCGCGCTTCGTTTGCTTCCATGAAGGGCTTGCCGCCACCGGAGCCCAGGGCGCGGGCGAGAAACTCAGCCTGATCCTTCATCGAGCCGCGCAGAAGCGCGCGCTCATTGAACTTGGCGTAAAGGATGTCGCCGTTGCGGGCCTGCTTTTCCTGCCGGCTTAGCAGCCGCCAAATGGCTTCTTCCCAGATGACGAACCACGGCAGCAGGCAGTAGACGACGAAGTACAGCCCCAGCTGCTCAATGCCGCTGCCCCATGCCGTTTCGTCAAACATCAGGAGCGGGCGGGGGACACCTGTAAAGCGCGATCCCTGCTCCGCCTCCAGCTTGCGCAATTCAACGAGCTGGCTGTCCTTTGCCGAGCCCGAGAATGGCTTTGCCTCGGCACCGTCCTCCAGCAGCATCCAGTCACCGGCATTTTCGGCGCCTGAATATTGTTCAGCCAGGCTTTCCTTGAGCCGGGCATATGCCGTGTCGCTCAGTTCATTGCCGGCGGGAAACTGGATGGCGCCGCCGGCCATGATACCCTTGCGAAACAGGTTGGCCATTGCGGTTTCTGCGATGCGCGCCAGCCCGATCGTATCGGCGGCGACATCGAGCAGGCCGAGCCCGTTCATGCCGTCGAGGGACACCGGCGCGCGAAAATGGAAGACGTCAGCAGCGGAGAGATATTCGGTCCCGCCGCTCTTGGGCGTATGCTTGAACCGAAGCTGCCCGCGCGAAAACTCCTTGGTCACCGTCTTTCGTTCGAAGGGCACCAGAGCTTGTATCTCGCCGCCCAGCCGCACCACGCGGGCAAAGGCGTTGCCGTCGAACAGAGCGGCGAGCTGCATGAAGCTCTTGAACTCGCTGGGCGTCATTGCGCCGTTGCCGAGGGGGTCGAGCTTCAGCACCGAATGGAGAGGGTGGTCCGTCGCCTTTTCGGTTGTGCCGTCCGCCTTGCGGCGGAACATCGACAGGGGCAGCATCCCAATGGATCCTGCAATGAGCGAAGTGCCTCGGTAGAAGACCGAATTGCGCATCGCCATGCGGTCGTTGACCGTGATGCCGGACAGATTTTCTCGCCCGCCGCGCAGGAATGCGCTCAACACCGGGTCAGCGTCTGCCAGGTCATGTACCGAATAGGCGTAGACCGGAGGCGCAGCGGTCCGGATTGCCGGGGCAGGCGCGGCGCCGTTCCGCTTGCCGCCGGACGCGCGAATATAATCGTTGGGCGATAGCGCCATTTATCGCCCTCCCTCAGACCCGGCGGATGCCGCGACTTTCGTAAACCGACTTCTTCTTCGGCTTTTCAGCAGCGGTGGCAGCGCCGACCGCCATGGCGATTGTCACCATTCCATCGATGCGGCCGCGCGACTTTTTCTTGTTGAACATGCGGTTGCCCATCCCGTCTGGATCGAGAACCGCGTTTGCCGCGCATGAATAAGTCACCGGGGAATCGTCGACCAACAGCTTGCCGTCGAGAATGTGATCCTCGGTCCGCGTGATCGAATGCGGCATGCAAAGCTGCCGATCTTCGAACATGATGCGCTGGCCCTGCGCGTGCTTGACGATCTTCAAGCCGCGCCCCTCGGGCTTGCCCGGACCTTCCCAAAGCCACCACGTAATGCCGACTTGGTCGCACGCGTCTGTGAACGACGTCAGGAAAGCCGGGTCCACTACGAGCGCTTCAACATCATGCTCCGCCAGCTGCTGCTGAACCTGTGCGGCCACGAAGGTGTAATCGATCGTGCCGCCGGGCGTGGCGGTCAGATACTTGTCCTCGACCCAATCGAGGTACGGCGCTTTGTCCGCGTCGGCCCTGTCTTCCAGCCCATCGCGCGCGGTCCAGTACCATGTCTTCACCGCGATCAGATCTTCGGGAAGCTCCCAAGCCTGAGACAGCGCGGTAAGGTCATTCTTTTGTGACAGATCGAGTGACAGCCAGGACTTGCGACCCCGCATCGCGCGAGCGTCGACCACACCCTGCACTGCCGCCCATTTTTCCTCGCTGATCCAGAAATCCGCTGCCGCGCTGTCGATACCAAAATAGAGGCGCTTGACGCTCGACTTGGTGGACGGTCGCAGCTTCGCGGAATTGACCGTCTCACGGATATTCTCAATCGGGAACGTCTCGCCGAGCGCCGGCAACGATTTCTGCCAAGCTTTCTCATCTTCAAAGATGGTGTCCCGGTCGGCCTTGTCGATCCGTGCGATGAAGGCGAATGCAGTGTCGTCGCGAACATCGCCTTTCACGATCTGCTGGTACATGTCCGAATAGGATGTGCCGACGTGCTGCGATGATCGGGCGGGCGTGTTAGTGCCGAGCAGCATCAGGGCGTTTCCCGCCACCTTGTCGATTGCCGCCTTCCACGTCAGCAGCGCAGATTCTGACTTCAGTTCATGGATCTCGTCACCCGCCACATAAGAGGGGCGGGGGCCAGACTGACTTTCGCCGCTGGCGATCGGCATGAAGAACGATCCGCTATCCGGGTGCTCGATCTTCCAGGCGTTTTCCAGCTCGCCACGGATAATGACTTCGCCGAGGCCTTCCAGGCTTTCGCCTTCGTCTGCGCCCGGAACATCGGCGCGGCACATTGCGGCCGCGTCGCGAAACAGCACGTTCGCCGTCGCCTTGTCTTCACCAATCGCATAGCACTGAGCGCGCGGAATATCGCACCAGCCCATGATGTAGACGCCGATCGCGCCCATAAGCGGCGACTTCGCCTGTCCCTTGCCGGTTTCCAGCCAGCCGGTGCGGTAGCGCCAACGGTTCGTCGCCGTGCGCCAGCCGAACAGGCTGCCGCCCACGAAGGTATGCCACTCCAATGGGTGGAAGGGTTCGCCCGCCGCCGGCCCGTCTGTGACCTGAAACACCGACGGCAAGAACTTCAGAAAATGGTCGGCCTCATCTGGGCGCCAGAAGAGGCCGCGCTTTTCACCATCGCGAATATCGCGCAGATGTCGCTCGGCAGCATGCCGGACTAGTTCGCCGGCCGTGAAGAGCTTGCCGTCGACCGCTGCCTTAGCCCACGCTGTCGTTGGATCGGGGTCATCGAGGAAGCGATTAGCCACGCGACCTCAAATACCGATCTGCGCCCGTTGCCCGCCGGGCTTTCTTTTCAACCTTGGCGCCATTGCCGCGATCACGCGGGCTGATGCAGAGCTCCTTTTCTATCGCCTGCGCCTGGCTCGCCGCGTTGGACATCGTCGTCCACCAGGGGTTGTATGCTGGCACCCCGGTCTTCTTGGCCTTAATCACCGGACCAGCCTTCAGTACCTCACGCGCACTGATGTCGAACGTGACATAGGCAACGACAAGGCGCTTGATCGAATGAGCGTTGGCGACTGCCAGCTTTTCAGCCGCACGCATCTCGCTGATGACCGAACGCCAGTAGCCAGCGGCAGCCTCGCGGTCAGCAGCCCTTCCAAAAATCGATCGCCAGTTTGGCTCGGGCGGAACGCCGTCGCCGCCGTCGATGGCAATGACGTCAGTCATGACATTCTCCGGGTGGCGGGCCGAAACCCTCCCCCCTCAAAAACTGATCTCGCTGCGCACGGAGGAGGGCGTCGGTGTCCGGGGCATCAGCCTCTCAGACTTTTGACCGGGGGGTGGCTCGCCGTGCAGCCTTGGCCGCCGCACGCTCAGCAGCCCTGCGGCGTTGGCGCGTCATCGTCTCAGGCGGAAGCGGTGATGAAAGGATCGGACCGAACAATCCCTGATAGGTTGCGCCGGCGCCACCATAGAGGAACTCGTGTTCGTCTATCGTCCGCGCCTGTTCCATGGATGCTCCGCGCTGGTCGGCCGACCGTCCCGCCCAACGCCCTTGCCCTTGATGGGCTGGGCATGGCCGAACTGATCGGCGGTCACCTCGTCATGGCATGGGTCACAAAGGTTGCGCGTGTTGCCGTCCTCATCAGTGCCGCCGAGAGCGAGGGGACGGATATGATCGACGACCGTGGCGAACACTGTCCGCCCGTTCGCATCGCATCGCTCGCATAACCCGTCGGTGCGCGCGAGGCGGCGCCTACGTTGCTCGACACCCGCGCGACCGCGAAGGCGCGCTACACGATCAGGCGGGCGTCTAGGCATCTATGCTGGGCATTTCTTCTCTATTCCCGCCCGGACATGCCATCGCATGTCGGTCGGGGTGGCGAGGGCAGTCAACCGAAGGTGGGACCAGTCCATTAACTCGCCAAGCTGCTCAAGCAGCGATGCCCGTGGGCTCTGTTTGTTCTATCACGTCCGAGATCAGAAGCAAGGCATCAATCTCCCACACCATTGACGAATTGGGAAAGGTCACGAACGCAGCGCGCCCGCGCTGATCTGTGACAATGCCATCTAGTCCGGCGAACGCGCCCTGGTCCACGCGCACGGACGCGCCCGCCGGAAAGCGCGGTACGCGCTCGCCCAGCCGACGACGGCGCGCGACCACCGCCTTATGGCGGTCCTCCGCATCACGCAGCGGCGCCAGCGATCCGGTCGTGATGAGCGGGATGCGGTCGAGATGGCGGAACACATGAAACGCAGGGTGCGCGCTCTCGATAGCCATGGAAGCTGCAAGCAGGTTGCGGACATGCTGCGATGGGGCAAACACATACGAGGGCATGACAGCGCTCTCCCGCTCGACGCGCTTCTGGCTGCGCGGGAGGCGACGGGCTTGCGTTTCGGTGGGCGTCCATGCCTCAAACCCGGCGGCCGCCAGCGACTTCGCAAGTCTCAGCGTAGCAGGCCCGGCCGTGCGCAGGATGCACCACCTCGTTACCGCCTCATCATGTCCGACCCGCACCATGCTATCGCTCCGTTCTTCTCTTGTTCTTATCGTGCTTTGGCGGATGCTGCTATCGGATCGGCCATGATAGCGCGCAATTTGCGCGCCTCACCCGGCGTCAGCTGCTCTGCCGGCGCCGTCCAATGATGGTCATGGAGCATAATCATCAGGCGGGCGCGGCCGATGCGAGACATTCGCGGGCCCATCGTCTTGAGCGCCGCTGCACGGATCTCGCTGACGGTCGGAAAGAACCGTGCGGTCTTGATCAGATGATCGGACGCAGCACGAAGGTCCGTCAGCGGAATATCGGCAAGCGCATTGGCGTAGATGTCGAGCTTGGCGGCATCGACCGCGCCATCATCGCGGCGCCGCGGCAGCGCGACGGCCAGGCCAGCGATAATCGTGTCGACATCCTCCTCGCAGGGCAGCGGCGGCGCTGCGCCATCGACATATGCCTGGAGCGCGGCGCGACTGGCGGGGCCCGGAACCTTCATCTCCAGCACGCTGGTGCTACTCTCCAGCGCGGCGCGCAGCCCGGCGGGCAGCGGCGGCTCGCAAAATACCGTCATTGCTCTGTTCTGCGGCTGAACTCTCGCGATCTGACCCATGTCCATTCTCCCGTTTGGCGACGCGAAGGCGCACGGCCCCGCTGAAATATTTGAGGCTGTGGATGGCTGCTGTGGCCGCCGAGACGCTGTCCCGGACTGCGGCGCGCATGTCGTCGGCGGTGGCGCCGGCATTGAGCCATTCTCGAACCAGATCGACGTGATCGGCGATGCGCCGAGGATCGACGTGGCGGACGCCAGCCATGCGGGCCAGCTCGTCGGTCAGGTCTTCGATCGCGAGCGGAGGCCCGCGCTCATCATCAACTAAGATTATCCCTGTCCCTGTCCCTGTCCCTGTCCCTTTCAGCATTGCATCGTCCATGCTCGATGCATCATCCTCGGATGCTTCATGCATGCCGGATGCATCTGCATCGGCATCGTCAACGCTCTGCCAGCGCGCGGCGGCAGCATTGCGCGCGATGACCGTGCGCTTCTCCTTGCGCTCGCGATACGCCTGCTTTTCTTTCCAGGCTGCGTTGGCCTGCTCAGCCACAACAGGATGATAGAGGCGTCCGTCGGTGCAGATCGAGAAGCCGCGGAGCGCGCCGGCCTTGTGCTTGCGGAAGGTGCGGACGTCGCGCCCGAGCCCGCAAAGCCGGGCGAGCACCAGATCGTCATCAGGCAGACTAGCGGCCGGCGTCTGATGCCAGGATGCCGCCCACAGGAGGACGGCATACCAGCATGCCTCCGGATCCTCGGTTGCCGCCAGATCGCTGTCACGCAGGCGCGCGACCTGTAAAGGCATGAACGGGAAGTCCTGAAGATCACAATCAGGCGGCGTCATTGGTGCAGCGCAGGCGCTCATATCCATCCCCACTCTCGAACAGCCGTCAAAGCCTCTTCCGGCTGCCGGATCATGGCCCAAGGAAAGCCCCAGGCGGTCAGGTCATCGCGCCAGTCCTCCTGCTCGCCGGACAGGTCGTTTCCGATCTCGCGCTTCACCTCGATGAAGCCGACCTGAGTCTGCACCTTGCGGTTAAACAGGATCAGGTCGGGAAAGCCCGGGCGCAGGCCATCCTTGCGAAGCGCTGCCATCTGTTTGATGCGCGCCAGCTTGTCGCCGGCAAGATGCGTCCCGTTTGGCACATGCACCGCTTCGATCTGCACCATGGCGAGCAAGCGGATCGCGCCGCGCTGCACCGGGCGCTCGGACATGCCGGCGGCGCGCCTGCCGGGCGCCTTGCTGAATCGCGACCGCATCAGCCCAGCATTCCGCTGCTGACGCCGCCCAGGGTGACGTCGTGCGTTGTGGTCGGCTTGAAGGCGCGCGTGAGGCCCGCGCCATTACGGACGCGCTGAAGCTGCTCATCGAATGTGAGACGTCGCGGGCGGGGCGGCGCCAGGACGGCGGCAGCAGCCGCATTCGCGTCCTGTTCCGTTGCGCGTCGGGCAACAGCAGATCGTCCCGGTAATATCGGCTTGGAAAGTATCTCGCCCCTAGCGGCGAGCTCAGCAGCCAGGGCATTACGTATTCTATAGGCGGACGAGATGCCCACCCCGCACAGCCGGGCGGCGCGCTGGACCGGCAAGCGGCCAAGGATATGGAGACGCAGCGCAGCGACCCTTTCCTCCGTCACTCGGTGCGCATGCGCCTTCACTGAGATTCGCTTACCACTGGCGTCGCAGCCGGGGAGCACTTGCCCTTTGCAGGCGAGGCGCGCGATCAACCGGTCCCGGTGGCGCTTTATGGTCGTGCCGCTGATGCCGGTGCGCGTGGCAATGATCCGCGACCCGTATCCTTTCATGAACAGCTTCTCGATCGTCCGCACATCGTCGGCGCTGAGCCGGGCGCCGGCATAGCGATCACCACCGCCGGCGGGCGGGAGCAGGGGCAGGCCAGCGGCGGCGCGCTCTTTGTTCAACCGGCGTCGATGGGTCGAGACAGAGGACGCGCTAATGCCGATTTCGGTCTGGATGTCGATGCCGCGCGCGCCGGCTTCGAGCATGGCATGCACGCGCTTCAGGTCGCGGATCATCAGGCCGCCATCTGCCGATCGCTTTGCCGGCGCCCGGCCTGATGCGCGGCACTTGGCGGCGGCGAGTGCATTGGTGGCCGAACTGCTCGACACGCCGTAGGCCCGACCGATCGCCCGGCAACTCGCACCCGCCTTGTGCATAGCCAGCACGCGCGGAAACTGGTCGACAGGTATAGGGCTCACTAGCCCGCGGTGATTGGGGTGGATAAACGCCAGGTCGAGCACGATCGCCTTCTGCCGGATGCTGTTGAGCGATCGCCGCTTGAACAGTGGCAGGCAGCCCGTCGCGCCGAGCTCAGGAAACTTGGCGCGCAGCCGGCGCACTTCCGCTTTGCTCCATGGGCGGGCCATCTTACGGCTGGCTGATGTGGCACCGCTAGCCATCATTCCATCCCAAGCGCGGCGAGATAGGTCTGGAGGATGGCCTCCATTTCCTGCCGGTCGTGCGGCTGCATCTTCCGCAAGCGAACGATCTGGCGCATGATCTTGGGATCATAGCCATTGGCCTTGGCCTCGAGATAGACGTCCTTCACGTCGTCGCCGATGCCCTTTTTCTCTTCCTCCAGCCGCTCGATGCGCTCGATGAGCAAACGAAGCTGGTCGGCCGCGACATTTCCTTCAGACATTGGACAATTCCTCGAATATTGTTGCTTGGGGATCAGGGTTCGCCGCCACCCAGTCGGACAACCGCTGCTCGGCAGCCTTCAGTGCCTCATCGGCGGCGAGAGCCTCGTCGCGGGCGGCAGCCGTCTTTTCCTGGGCCCGGGCAACGCGCTTGCGGCAGCATGCAATCAAAGCCGCCAGACGGTCAGGCTCAGATACGGCTTCATCCATGCTGCTCGCTCACGATCGGCTTGCTCAGTGTCGAGCCGGGCAGGTGGCCCGGTACGGGGAGCACGAAGCGATCCGCCAGGAGAGGCAAAGGCGCGGGCGGAAAGGCCGCGCGGCGACCCTCTCGATGAGCGCGGGCCCATCGCTCGGAGGTCCATTTCATTATTTCGAGCTGCGCGAGCGCGGCGTCGACGTCACGACGCATGATGGCGGCCACGAGCACTGCTTCGTCGGTCATATCAGCCTCCTTCAGATTGCCATCTTGGCGATCATGTGATGCGGGGAGCCGGGCGCGCGGGCGAAGATGTGCGCGTTCCTGTCGGCGTCGATATGCAGCTCAGCCTCGTCGCCGGGGCAGTTGGCGACCGCGTCCTTCAGGAAGCGCAGATTGTAGCCAATGCGAACGTCCGGGCCGGAGTAACCGACTGGCACAATCTCGCTCACATCGCCGAGCGCATGGTTGGCGAGGCTGAGTTTTGCGGTGTCGCGTGAAAGCTCCAGCACCGTTCCGCTGTAATGGCGGTCCTGCACCAGCCCGACCCGGTTCAGGGCGGCATTGAGCTCTTTTGAGCTGAACAGCACTGGCTCACCGTCGAGTGTGGGCAGCCGGTTCCAGTATGGCGTGAAGACGCCTTCCACCAACCGGGTCAGAAACCGCAGGCCTCCACCCTGGATCAGTGCCAAACGTCCGTTGTGGCCGATCGTGATCTCGTCGCCCGCGCTGTCGAGGATGGCGCGCAGCTTGGATACGACGGGCAGGGGGATCGTCATGCAGGCGAAGTCGTCCGCGACCTGCGCGGCGACCGGCGCACGCGAGAGGCGTTTGCCGTCGAATGCGGCAACCTCCAGGCCGCCGTCGGCGGGTCGGATAAGAACGCCGTGCAGATGATGCTGATGCTCTTCGGCGCGTACATGCGCGACCGCTGCAATGCCCGCGAGCAGGGCGGCGGTCTCGACGCGGACCTGCTCGCCGATCCCATGATCGTTCATAGGCGGAAATGAGTCGACGGGCAGCGTCGGCAGGCGGAACTTTGCGCGCCCGGCCTTCGCGGTTGCCCCCGCATCCGTCAGAGCGATCTCGACCTGGGCGCCGGGCGGCGCGTTCTTGGCAATGTCGTCGAACAGATTGGCGGCGACGGTCGTCGAAACACTGTCGCCGACGATGGCTGACGTCGTGATCTCTGCCCAACAGTCTTGATCCGTCGCGAGCAGGCGCAGCGAGCCGCTGGCGGCGTCGATCCGCACATTGTTGAGGACGGCGATAGCCTTGTTCGTGGTGACGATGCCTCGGGCGGCTGACGCGGCCTTGCGGAGCGCCGCGGCTTCGATGGTGAATGATGACATGTTGCTGTTTCCTTTGGCGGGGTCAGGCGGCTGCCGACGCTGAAAGGCTGCTGGTCGAATTGCGGAGAAGGCTGGTTGGGAGCGTCACGCGGCCTGCTCGCCCATGCGCCGCGCCAAGGTATGAAACCGGCTGACGCATGCGCTCTTCGTCGTGCGCATCTTCTGCGCGATAGTGTCGAAGGTCTCGCCTTCGGCGACGCCATCCATCAGGTTCGCGTCGTCATCGTCCGTCCACCGGCTTCGGGTGACAGGCTTTGCGATCACGCCCGCCGTTTTCTTGCCGGTCTTCACGATCGTCACGACCCGCATCGAACTGCTGCGCTCGACGGTGATGAAGCCCATCGCCTCCAGGGCCACCATCAGGTCGGATGCGGTTGAGGGGCCGCTGTAGCCAAGCGCTTGCGACAGATCCTTGTTACTCGGGCACTCAGCGCTGTTGTTGGCCGCGCGAACAAGGGCGTCGAAAAGCAGTTTCAGGCGGTCGTCTCGATCGCGCTGCTGACGGGAGCGGGCGCGGGGTGCATTTGGCAAAGCAATATCGTTCGCGGAACCGGCATCCACCGGCGCCGCGCTGGTCGCGCTGTTCATGTCGTCACTCCTGCGCGCCGGGCGCGCCGCTAGGGTTCAGTCCTTGATGATGTGGGCGCGCAGCGTCGGGATCAGCGCCTCGGCACGCTCCGAAAACTGGGCGCGTTCAACATGGTTGATCACGCCGTCCGCCAAAAATTCATTGCCGTCCGCGACGAGCAAGGACGCTTGGGCGAGAACGCGGCGCATGCAGGCCGCCTCCTCATCCTCGATGCGCGGTGGCGCGCAGAAGCCCATAGCCGCATTCACGCGTGCCCAGGCGGCCGTCGGCAGCTGCGCGAAGACGCGCATCATGGTCGGGGCAGGCATGGCGGGCGGGTTCGGTTCGACGTAGCTGCGCAGCGTGCCAACCTTGTCCTGCGTTGCTACCGCGAGATCGTCCCAGCTGATCGTCTTGCCGCGTCCGACGAACATCCGCAGCGTTTCGGCGATCACGCGTTTTCCGACATCGTCCGAAAGTGAATGGTTCATTTCCATGGTGAAACCTTCGAAGGGGCGGCAATGTCGCCGCTATGGAACAGGGAAATCATCACGCAGCGGCTTTACGATACCCGGCCATGAAGGACCGGACCTTCTGCTCAGTCTCAGGCCAGCACCGCCGCCCGGCGCGCAACTGGCGCACGAAGTGACGATCGCCCAAGGCCTGGTCGCCAAAGGCTGTTGGCCGAATGCCGGTCGCCTGGAGGAACAGTTCAATTTCGGGAAGCAGCGTGCTCATGACACAGTTGAATAGGTGTGCGGCCACACACTGTCAAGGTGTGTTGCTACGCCACTATCCCTTCGTTGCGCATCAGTGTGTAACAACACACATGTCCGAAGGAACCGATGAGCTACAGCGCGTCCGCGCCGCCCTCCGAAAGGTGATGGCGCGAAAGGGCGTGAAGAATAAGCCCTTGGCCAAAAAGGCCGGTCTAGGCGAGACGTCAGTGCGCGACTTGCTCGACAATGAAGATCGGGACATCAAGCTTGGCACCCTTCACAAGATTGCGGGGGCGCTAGACGTCGATATCGGCGAGCTAGTCGGCACCGGCAACATGGTCCCTTTGGTCGGGCGCGTCGGTGCAGGCGGAAACATCCTTTACGAGGAAGTCGGCGACCAACTGGCTCCCAAGCCGCCGGGCGCCCCGGGGGAGATCGAGGCGCTGGAGGTCCAAGGTACCTCGATGCTGCCGCGCTATTCGTCTGGGGATATAATTTATATTTCGACGGCGAACCGGGGCGTGCACGATGAGGATGTTGGTGACTATTGCGCCGTCAGGCTGGTAACCGGAGAGACATACGTCAAGCTCTTGGCATATGGCTCAAAACCTGGCTTTTTCACTCTGAGAAGCCTGAATGACGATGATATTCCAGACGTCGAACTGGAGTGGGCAGCGCCGGTTGTTTTTGTGATGCCCCGCGCGGCGCGCCGCCTGCTGGCGATCTGACCCAGTACCTGTAGCCGCCGGGCGGGGGCACCGGCGGCGGAGCGTCAGGATAGTGCGAGCGGATCGGAACGATGTCGTCGCACAACGCGACGCTGAGGCGCACGCCTAGCAGGCAGGACCGCCCCATTCCGATGCTGTCAATCACAGCAGACACTCCCCGGCCGTCCTGGTGAACTGCCACGTGGATCGCGCTGCGGCGCGGAAGATAGCCTATCGTTTCCGCTCTGATTGATTCTACTCGCAAGGCCATCTCGTCGTGCGGATTGTCGGGCTCATGAATGATTTTCACGGCCTGAGCGGGTGCGCATCGGCCTATCGCGTCTTGGTAGAAGCTCACTCCGACCAGCTGCTGAAACAGTATTCCGTCGTCCACGCGAATCGCTCCTCCTGTCAGGAGAAAGCCACATCAAAACGAACATAACAAGAACGATGTGCGGACACACACTTTCCGTCTTGACGAGGTGTGTGGCGACACACTATTGTCTCTTTATCACCTGACCAGCCGAGCACCCTGCCGGCTCGCGAGAAGGTGGGGAGATCGCAATGCCCGCACCATCCTATATCGTGGGACCGGCCGCCGCTGAAACGCTGGCGCAGCTTGGCGCCCTAGAGCGCTCGCTGTCCTACGGCCGTTATGGCGTCGCCGACCTGGTCAATACCGCTGGCTATAGCCTTCACGTCGTTACTTCAGACGAGGCGATGCCACTGGCTGAAGCGCGCAGCCGCTTGATCCACGCCGCCAGCCGCCTGATGGCCGCAGCTGGCAAGCTTGATGATGCAGTCGCCGCCGCGCCGGTGCCCGCATGAGCATCGCCCTGCACATGCTCGGCTTCACCGTCAGCGTGCTGACGCTGGCCGGTGGCCTCTATTTCATCGGCATCCATCTGTATTCCTATGCCGACCGCATCCTCGATGCGCTCCAGCCGATCGATGCGCGCGGCATGGAGATCAGCCGGTGATGCCCCGGATCGATCGCCGCGGACGCGATCTGCTCACGGCCACGCCGCTTACGCAGTGGCAGGCGCAGCGCATGCATGGCCCGCTCCAGCCGATGCAGCGCCCGCGCTGCGCCTGGTGGCCGTTCGGGAGGGCAGGGCGATGATCGACGTCGCATCCATCGCCTGGGCCCGCTTCATGCGCACCCGCGATCTCATGACCAGTCCCCCTCCGCTCATAGAGCGCGCCGTCACCCCTGACGCGCCGTGGGCGGGAGCCTCGGGCGACCTGACCCTCTCCCCGGGGTCGCCATTCTCCCCGCGCGGGCCGGCCGTCGAGGCCGGTCGGTCCGCCAACAAATCCGATCCGGGCGACGAATGTCAGTGCCCGGCATGTCGCAGCGACTGCGCGGGCATCGCCCCGTGCGAACGAGAGGACGATCAATGATGCGCGCCGCCCTTGAGAAATGCCGCAACCAGTTCGCCTTCTATGCCGACGAGCATCGGAAAGCGGGCAAGGTCGAGAAAGCCCAGACCAACGATCGCTTTGTGGAGATGGTCTCTGAAGCTCTGGAAGCCGAAGACGCGCTGACGCCGCGGGACCGGGTCGAGATGTGGCTTAACGACACGCCATTGGCCGAGGCTGCGGACACGATCGCCATGGAGCGGGGGTTGGCGGCCAAGGTAGGCGAGGAGCTCGAGGAGCAGCATGCCCAACGCGATCGAGACATTGCCACCATCGCCGACTTGAGGACGCAATTGCGCACGATGACGTCGGAACGCGACAGCGCTCAGCGTGCGCGCGATCGTCTTCGCGACGAGGTTGTGCAGGCGCGGGACTATGCATGCGAGCTGCGCGGCAGGCTCAAAGAGATCCGTGGCAATCAGATGGTCCGGCGCGGCGATCTTGTCAGCCGTGACGAGTTCGGGCCTCTGCCGGGCGACCCGTATGACGATGAGGTGCCGTTCTGATGAAAATGAGACAGCCCCTCAGCATCATCATCCATGATAGCCATATTGGCATCTGGCAGGACGACCCCCGCGACGACACATTTCGTTCCGAGATCTACGGCGCCCTCATTCGACAGATGCGCGATCGCGGATGGTCGATAGGTCGGAACGATCGAACCCACCGCCATTATCGCTGCATCAGCCCTGATCAGCGTGTAGGGGCACGCGGCACCCTTCTCTGCGCCATCGAGATATCCGGGCGCGTGGTGAAGGTCGAATTCTGGTCGACCACCGCCAAGCAGGCAAACCAGAATGGCCGCCGATACGATTTCGATAAGATGAAACGGATGGCAAAGATCGACCGAATGCGTGTCGAACTGGAGTTCCGTCGTATCATCGCGTGGCTGGAAACCCTTGCCCCTGTCGAGATCAAACGGCGCGACGAACAAGATCTGTCGCCGATGAAGCTCATCGAAAAGAGATACGCCGAGAGCTGGCATTCCGACGAAGAATTGGGCCGGCCAGCCTGCAATTACGATTACAATCGCAAGTCCGCCGATGAGCGATTGCTGGAACACGGCCAGACCGTGTGGATACCCGATAAAAAGGGCCGGATGCTTCGCGGTATCGCCTACTACAACATCAACAATATGTGGTGGATCATAGCCGGCGGGGTGCTGTTCAACAAAGGATGCTTCGAGATTTTTGCGGCGGTTCCTGGCGACCTGCGCAAGAAGAGAAATGAGTGCATCAGCCGCAAACGACGCGAAGCGGAGATGCAAGTCGCCGTCCAGCGTATGGACTATAAACGCGCCCAAATCATGAAGACGATCCTCTTCGGCGCCGAGCAAACCTACATGATCTGGGCGAGGGACCATCGCGCCTATTACCGCTCGCAATACGCCGGCTATTCCTCCGACACGGCCGGCGCCGGGAGATACACCAGGGCCGAAGCGGAAGCCGAGTGCCGCCGTGTGCCTCATGAGCTTGAAATGGTCTGCCCTGACGGGACGCACATATCTTTCGATAGGGCGGCGGCATGACCAAGTTCGGCGCCGACAGCGAAGCCTTCACCCTGGTCAAGACGCGCTTTGGCGCGCGCCACGCGGTCAAGGGTCCGGGCGGCACGTTCTTCCATTGCAACGGCAACCCAGCGCTCTGCAAGTTCTGCCACGAGCAGGGCGTGCCCGTCTCCGCGCCCGATCCGATCGAGGCGATGACCGACGCGCTGCGGGCGCACTGGGGCGCGCGCTGGGCGGAAAGCCACCGGCACCCGGTCGAGCTCGCTGAGAATGAAATCTGGCAGGGAAGGGGCGTCCACATCGTGGCCCTGGACGATGCCGGGCGCGATCGGACGGTGCTGGTCAGCTTCGGCGCGAACGACGAGGCGACCGCCGCGGTCAGCGCGCTGGTCCATGTTCATAACGAAATGGTGGGGAGGCCAGATTGAAGGTCAACGTCATCAACATGTTGCGCCAGGCGGGAAAGGCAATCGATCCGAACGCCATCGGCGCATACCCGTACATGCTCGAGCAGCTGGGCGAGCATCTTGCTGCCCTCCGTGACGGCACAACCACATGGCCGGAGTTCGCCGAATTCTACTGCCTGAACGACGCCCCGCCGGCGGTCGACGTCGGCGCCGTGGCGGTCGACATGGTCATTGCAGCGCTGTCTGGCCCGCAGGTCCGGCTGCTCAAGCAGCTGAAGGCGCAGGCGCCCGACTTCTGGGCCTATCGCATCGACACCCGCGGCGTCGGCCTGCAGACCGCGATGGCGCTGGTCCGGCGCGGGATCATCGCAGGCGATCCGCACCGGCCATTTGAGGACCGGCTCAATGGATATGTGCGCCTGACTGATTTCGGCGCCGCGATCCGGAACATCATCGTTGAAAGGGCGCGGACGTGAAGGCATGCGATTTCCCCGGCGCGCGCCGCATCGGCGCGCCCGCAAACTGGAACGCCGATCTCGATGGACCGGTCGGTACGATCTTCGTGATGGACGCCGTCGACACGCTGTCAGGCATGAACTTCATGTATTCGTTCTATCAGCCGACGGCCGAGGATCTGGCGGCGCTCAACGCCGGCGGCGCGATCCGCCTGGGCATCATGGGCCGGGCGCACCCGGTATTTCAGCTTGGCGTGTTGACGCCGGCCGTCTGCGAGCAGGCGCAGCTGCGCCCCATGTGGAATCTGGGAGAGCCGATATGACTGAGGAAAAGGGGCTGCTGGCTGCTTTGGAACGGATCGCAGATGCGGCTGAAAAGGGTGAACAGGGTTCTGGCGGGCTTGGCAGGATGGCACGCGATGCCGTCGCCGCTTACAAAGCCCGCCCCGTCGCCCCGGCCAGCGCGGATGAGGTTTTGCGACCCGCTCTGCTCGACCATTATCCGCAGGGTGTGTGGCACCAGCAGGACGGCGGGTACGCTGGTTCTTGCGTCTGCGGACATCTTTTCGCTGGCCGGATTTTGTGGGAGGCGCGGAGCGCATGGGCTGATCATGTGATCGCAGCCCTCACGGCGCAGGCCCATCCTGCGGGCGATGGTGCAGCGCGCGGCCTTGAAAAGCTCGGCCCCGGCGAGTTCTATGTCGACGGCGACAAGTTCGACCTGATCTTCCGACCTGGGGGCGGCTGCTACGCTGGCGATGATCAGATCGTCGCGCGGATGGCTTGCGGCGAGACCGCGTACTATCTGCCTTCTGTCGTGGCGCGCTTGCTCAATAATGCCCTTGCAACCCACCCGCGACCAGACGAGGCGCAGGTCCAGAGTGGCGAGGGTGAGGCGGTTGCGCTTGAGGCATATCGCGCAGCCGTTCGCTGGATCGCCGCTGATAGCTGGGACGGCTGCTCCGAGTGCATCCGCATATTACAGATGGCGCGGTCGCTCGACGACATGGGTTGGACGCCCGACCAACACGCTGCGGCATTGAAGCGTCTGTATGAGCGCGCTGGACAACCCGCCATCGCCCATCCTGCCCCTGCCAGCGATGCGGGAGAGGTCGTGCCCAGCCGATGGGCAGGCGTCATTCCCCTTGTCGAGCAGATTACGGCGGAGGAAGGCGCGAGCGTCACGTTCGTTTGCGGCAACCCTGACTTCAACGGTCTACCCAATGAGGCCGTTACGGTGTTCCGGGGCGAGGATTGGCAGGAAGAGACCTATCGCGCTGACACGCTGGCCGAGTGCTTGCGCGCCGCCCTTTTTCAAGGGGAGCGGGCATGACGCTGCTTATCAAGGAAGCGGAGCGCAATGCCTCCAGCATCGGGCATCGCCTTGCGCGGGGGAAGCATGCCATCAGGGCTCTGCAATGGCTCACGCAACCGGATCTGATCAAGAACGCGCAGCTGCGCCTTGCATCGCAGTGGGGATCAGCCTCCAGCGGCGTCGGCAATAGCGACGCGCTGGAATATCTGAATACGGAGACTTCAAAGTTCATCGAGGTGATCCTCGAAAAAGCTATCCGCCAAGCGCAGCAGGATATGGACAGCTGCCTGGGCAGCCAAGCGGACGTGGAAGGATGAGCGCCATCATCTCCCCTTGCGGCACCTATCGCTATCGCCTGGAGCGCGACGGGCCGGGCGAGGGCGCGACCGCTGTCATCATGGTCAACCCGTCGACGGCCGATGCGACCGACGATGACGCGACGATCCGAAAGCTGCGCGGGTTTGGCGCGCGGCTGGGCTTGGGCCGTCTGATCGTCGGCAATCTCTTTGCCTATCGCGCGACGGACGTGCGCGCGCTGGCTGCGGCACCCGATCCGGCCGGCTCCGACAACGGCGACCGGCTGGCTGAGATATTTCTCTCCGCGCAGCGCTGCATCTTCGCTTGGGGTCCGGCGAGCAAATTGCCCAAGCGCCTGCGCGAGCAATGGCGGCAGGCCGATCAGATCGCCCGGGCGATGCATCTCGAGCCCATGTCGATCGGCGCGCCGGCAAAGGACGGCCACCCGTGCCATCCGCTGATGCTGCCTTACACCCGCACTCTCGAACCATGGAAATTGACATGAATGCCGCGCCCGACCGCCGCAAAGACAGCCTTCTGCGCATCCGCCAGGTGAAGGCGCGTACCGGGTTATCAACCGCGACGATCTACCGCCGCGAGGACGCCGGCACATTCCCACGACGCGAGCGGATCGGCGCGCGGTGCGTGGCCTGGTATGAAAGCGATATCGATGCGTTCGTCGCGGCGCCGGCCGCCTATAAGGCAGCCTGAAGCCGCAGGGCGTCCGGCTCGGCAAGGTCGGCCGTGATGATATCTGCCCATGCCTGACCGAGATCGCGGCGCGGCTCCAGATAGCGCGCCCGGTTATACGCCCATTCCGATGCCGACATGCCCTTCGGTACATGGGCGAGCATCATATCGATGATCATGCGGTCGCCGTCGGATCGGAGCGAGGCGGCCCGCTCGTTCATGATGGTCGAGAAGGCGGAGCGCCACCCGTGCGGCACCATGCGGCCCTTATACCGGCCGCCCGCCATCCGCTTGTAGAGCGTTGATAGCGCGGCGTCGCTCATGGGCTCGCGCCATGACTTCCCGCCCGGAAAGACGAGGTCGTATTTGCCCGTCAGGATCCGCAGCGCGCGCAGCACCGCGACGGCTTGCGTCGACAGCGGCACTTCATGCCCAAATGCCTCATTGCCCTTGTCCTCGACATCCAGCTTCATCCGGCCGGCGGATATCCGCCAGATGCCCCCAGGGGCGGGGGCATCAGGATCATCCCAGTCGATCCCCTCAAACTCATCCCAGGTCGATTGCCGCAGCACGCCGACGCGCACGACGGTCAGCGCGAGAAGCCGAGAGGCCAGCTTCGTGACGACGTCGGACGTCGACCGGTCGACCGCCTGCTGAAGCTCGAGTAGCTCCGCCGCCGTGGTAAGCGCTGGCTGTTTCGATCCGGCAGGCGTCGGCTTGAGCGCATCACCGATATCCGCCACGGCCATGACAGCGTCCGCGCCTATGAAATGCTCGCTCTTCGCGCGCTTGAAGATGGCAAGCACATAGCCCTTCACACGCTTGGCGGTCTCGATCGAGCCGCGCTTCTCGATCTTGCGCAGCGTGCGCAGCACCATAGGGCCGGTGATGTCGGCGATGGGAAGGCGACCAAGGTCAGGATAGAGATCGCGCTCCAGCCTGAACCGCACGCGGTCTGAATGTGAGGCAGACCAGCCGGGCGCCTCGTCAGCGCGCCATTCTTCCGCGATCGTCTTGAATGTCGCCCCGGCCGAGGCGATCGACGCCTGCTTGATCTTCTCAGCCTCGACGGCAGGATCCTTGCCGGCGCGGACCAGCGCCTTCGCTGCGTCGCGCCGATCGCGCGCCTCTGATAGCGAGACGTTGGGGAATAGGCCGAACGTCAGCCGCCGCTCTTTGCCTGCATGCCGGTACTTCATGCGCCAGGACTTCGCGCCCTTCGTCGTGACGTAAAGATAGAGCCCGCCAGAATCGGCCAGCTTGTAGTCACGCTCGCGCGCCTTGGCGTTTTTCGCCTCAACAACGGTCAGCGCCACGATGCCCCCACTTCCAAAATGGATGCCCCCTCGCGTGCCCCCGGCTAAGCCCTGATGCAGTGAGAAGACCTGAGAACATATGTAGCACGACGGTTCTCGCCTGATCAATAAAATCAGGCTTTGTGAGAACGTATGGAACGAATGATAGGGAAAATTGGTGGGCCCGGCAGGACTCGAACCCGCAACCTAGCCGTTATGAGCGGCCAGCTCTAACCGTTGAGCTACAGGCCCCACCTGCGCGCCGGGATAGGCAGCATCACGCCGCTTGACAAGCCTCTCCGCGCGCGGGAACGGCGGCAAGCAACTGATCGAGTGCCGCCGCCTCGACCCCACGCCGCGCGAGATGGGCCAGCACCACGTCCCACCAGCGGTAGAAGGCGGCAAGATCGGCTTCGTTGCGGACATAAGGCGTATGCCCGATGCCGAGGGTAGGGGAATGAAAGCTGAAATTCAGCACGCGCACCCCTTCTTCCAGCAACGCGTCGATCGCCGCGACTGCTATCGTCGCGGGCACATTCTCTGGCGTCAGCGGTACGCGGCTCAGCACCCGCGCACGGGCCAACGCCCCCGCCACCGGCCCAAGGCCCTGCATCCGGCGGTACAAACGCTCGCCACCACCGCGCAGCAGTCCGACAAAGGCGGTCGACAGCGGCAGTTCAATCAGCGATCGGGTCGGTCCCGCCCAATAGGGATCGAGGGGCATGCCGGTGAAATCCGGCCCATGCTGCGCCCGATAATCGAAGCGACTGCGCACCGAGCTGTCGAGCCTGCAGCCGGCCTGCTCCAACAGCCGCGCGCTGTTCGGCCCCACGCCATAGCGTCCCGCGCGATAGACGATCGGCCTTTTGCCGAAACGCTCGGCAATCCGCTCGAACAGCCGCGCCAGCTTCTGCCGCTCCCAATCTTCAGGCAGCGCCCCAGCATAGCTGTTGGCGTCGTTCACCTCTTCGACATGGGGTGGGTTGACCCACGGGTGGAGATGCGCACCGATATCGGCCGCGCCGTCGCTCACCCACTGCGCCATCATCGCTGCCGCCGCATCGTCGTCGACTACCGGATAGTTGGTCACATACACCGGCTTGATGCCGGCACTGGCGAAAAACGCCTGGCCGCGCGCCATGCCGGCCAGCGCCGTCACCCCATGCCCGGTCCGCGCGAAGGGCGCGTCCCAGTCAAACTCCTCCTCAGTGTCCACGAACAATGTGAACCGCGTGCCGAAAGCCGGATCGAGCAGGATCCTGTCGGCCGGCAACGGCGCGCGCAGCAGGCTGCCATCATGAGGAGGGGGCGTCATGCACCCGGCTATAGCGCGATATGGTTGCGATTGCGTTGTCCTAGGTCAAGGTTGGATCGCAGCATCCTGCGCATGGGCTGCGACCGGAATAGTCAGTTTGAGCTGCGTGTCGGTCACCGACAGAACCGCATCGCACCCTGCGGCCAGGCTGCGGATCAGCCGCAGCGAAAAGCCAAGTCCCAGAAGCGGCCCGTCCGGCCCTTCGCCGTCGGGCGTATAGCCCGGATCGAGCAACTGTTCTTCCGCCATGCCGACAAGTGTCGAAGGCCGGTCGATCGCCAGCACGATCTGCCCATCCTGCGCAGAGCCTTCGGCCCCGCAGCGCCCGGTCAGCGTTTCGTCGGGGCGCGCAACCGACAACAGCGTGCGCAAAAGATGCTGGACCATCCGTTCCGCGCGCGCCGGGTCGATCCGGATCATCGGCAGATCGGGGGCGATCGCGAAATCGATGCGCGGCCCTGACAGCGCCATATTCTCTTCGAACCGCGCGCATATCTGCGTCACCAGCAGCCCGGGATCGAGGATTTCACGGATGCCATCCTCATGCTCGCCACGCGCGATCCGCGCCGACAGGTCGAGATCGTCGAACGCGATCAGCAACTGCCGCGCGTCCAGCATGATCTGTCCGGCCATATCGCGATATTCGGGCGAAGCGGGACCGAAAAGCTGCTGCTCGATAATCTCCGCAAAGCCCAATATCGCGTTCAGCGGCGTTCGCAGCTCATGGACCAACTGCCGCAGCGAGTCCGTCGACAGCCCTGCAAGGCCGGCGGGTACGGGCGCGTGTGGCGTCGCGACCTCATGCAGATAGGGCCGGCGCGCCTGCCCGCGATAGCCTTGAAACCGCCCGGTGCGGGGATCGAAAAAGGGCGCCGCGGTGATCCGCCACTCGCCCGCCATCGTGCCACCCGCCAAAGTATAGCGCCCGTTCTGAAAGCCGCTGCGCCGCGCAAAGGCGCCCGCCACATGACCATCAGGGCCGCTCCCGCCATCGAGCGCCGTCTCGCCTAGCAGCAGGCCGATGAGAGCCGCGCGCGGCCCCTTGTCGATCCAGATGATCGCCCCCGCCGCGTCGGTCTCGAACGCAAAGGCGCGCACCGCCTCTTCGGGCACCTCGTCCACCGCGTCCGCCGCATAATCGGACGCGCGCCGTGTCGCGGTAAACTGCGCGATCCGATCGACCAAGGTGCGGATCTGGTCGGGGCGGCCGACCGGCGCGGCGGGAAGAGGAGGCGACGCGACCTCCACCTCTTGCGCAGCCATAACCGGCCGGGGCGCTTCCGGCACGGCGAGATCGGGCGTCAGGATCATCGCCTCGCCGGTCATCCCCGCCGCATCCCCCTGCGCCGTCAGCACCAGGTCGATCGACCCGAACGCCTCCAGCGCCTGCATGACAGCGGCGCCCATGTCCCGGCGTCCGCGCAACACGCCGCGCATCGTCGGCGTCAGGCGCGGCAAAAGCTCGACCCACTGCGCGTCAGACAGCCGGGCGCGCGCTGCCGCCGCCACCGCGATGGCCGGGCGATCCTGCGCGAAAAATTCGACCAGCATCGCCGAGCGCAGGCGGCCACCCAGCTCGACCACGGTCGCAATTCTCTGCCGTTCGGAGAGCTGCGGCCGCAAATTTTCCAGCCGCGCGGCCAGCGCTTCCCGCTCGGCGGTGGGGAGCGGTGGGCGATCATGCCGGTCATGCTGGGCGAGCAGGTCGACGCACTGCCGCCACAGCGTCACCGCGCTCAGCTCACCGCGCGGCTGCGCTGCCAGAACCGTCTGAACCAGGTCGTTGAAACGCAACGCAAAAATTCCTCAAAGTCCAAGCGCGCAGAACCCCACGCGCTGTCTGGCACATCCGAGCATAAGCCTTAACGCGGCCACCCCGAAAGCCCAAGTATCGGCTGTCAGCGGAACCGTCACATTGTGGGACAATTGCATTATCCTGAAATATTATTATGGTCTCCGGCAGTTCGCAGGAAAGGAAATAACGACCGCATGGCTGGCCCCAATATCGACGATATCGATCTTCAGATTTTGGGTGAGTTGCAGCAGGACGGCCGCATGACCAATGTCGAGCTCGCCCGAAAGGTCGGCCTGACCGCGCCGCCATGCCTGCGCCGCGTCCGCTCGCTGGAGGAGGCCGGCGCGATCACCTCTTACCATGCGGTGGTCGATCCGGCGGTGCTCGGCTACACCATCACCGTGTTCGCGATGGTCAGCCTCAAGAGCCAGGCGGAGGCCGATTTAAAGGCGTTCGAAGACCATGTCGCCGGGCTCCCCGAAGTGCGCGAATGCCATATGCTGAACGGCGAGATCGACTTCATCCTGAAGGTCGTCGCGCGCGACCTCCAGAGCTTCCAGCAATTCCTGACCTCACACCTCACGCCCGCGCCCAACGTCGTCAGCGTCAAGACATCGCTGACCATCCGCACGTCGAAAAGCCTGCCCGGCGTACCGCTGCCGGTTTAGGTGTAGGCTTATAAGCGAATGACCGGGTTGGGTGGAAAGCGGACTGTCGGCGTTGCGGCAACGCTTCCGCCAAAGAGGACTTTGTTATAACTCGCCTCGCCGCATGTTCCCACTTATGCGCATAGCCCGATAGCTTTGCAATCAAGCGACGTGCGAACGCCCGGTCCCGCGCAAACTTGAATCGTTGCGCACGGCAAATCGGAAGGCCGTCGCTGTGAACGCCCCGAGAACCGCAGCCGAAATTGTTCCGATGCCCGCCGCGCCTAGTCCCCGTAAAAGCGCTTCTGTCGCGTTGCTGGCAG